AACTCACCAGCTAATGGTTGCGGAGATGGATAGTGTGGCTCACCCTGAGATGAATCAACTTCGATTACCGCATTTGGATTAGCCCAGTCTTTTTCTAATTGGTCAATATCATCTACACTACCTAATGGTACTAATAATTTAAGTCCCGCTGACGCTTGGGCATGTGAAAGGGCTAAAGACCATAGCTTATTTAATAATCTCTGCATTGGTCTAGCTCTTGATATATCGCTTTTGGGGTAAGGAGTACCTGTCCAAATATTCGGTAGCGGGACTATAGGATATTCATCTGTATTTAAAACTTGTTCGTATAAAACGATTTCACCCAATGTAGCACATACTTTTATTCTTGTCTGCAAGACCTCGATTGCTGTATAAGCACCTATCTCAAACGCTTCTGCATTTTCACTCATCATTTTAGCATATTCTTCTTGAGAAAGTATTTCCTCTTCTTGATTTTGCATATCAATGATTCGGTAAAAAGGAACTTTTATTTTATAAAAGCGTTCTAATATTTGATACTTCTTTACTTGAAAATAATCTTTATCCTTTACTTCCGCTGGGGTAAACACACTCATTGAATTTCTATTTTGAGAAGATGGATAATCCTCATCGTCGTATGTAAACCCAGATATCTCACGAATAATACCCGGTATCTCTTCACCTGTATTTGGATCTACTGTATCATCTAATTCAGGGTAGAGGTTGACGACTTGTTCACCGGTAAGAATGGTAGAAAGGATAAGACCATCCGAATCACCGAACCAACGATCTCTTGAGCTGGGAGATGCGTATACCCTAAAAGGGTCAAGGTAAGTAAACTTGACATCACCTCTACCGAAATCTGATTCTCTATCAATGTAAGCATACAGATAACCCATACCAGTAGTAGCATAGTCTTGTATCGCTTGTTTCATTTGCCAGTCACCATCTGACTTTTGCCAAACATAACCCATGATAGTTCTCCATAAAGAAGCTACCTGTACATCAGAGTCTTCTCTAGGGGTTATGGTAAATGCTGGGGGTCTAGATGTTAATACTGCTTTAAATTTTTCTATTGCAGCCGATACCCTATCCATAGGTATATCCGCTTGATTGCGTTGAGATAATTCATCTGACTCTTCCGCAGTAAAATGATTACCAAGATAAAAGTCTATATCTTTTCTAGCTTCAGTGTCCCACTCAGAACGAGCGTCACGCCATTGACGATATAACTCTTCGTTTTGTAATGCTCGAGGGTCTTGATCCATTAATTACCTTCTGGAAAGTAATTAGGATTTATCATTTCTTCTCTGTATTTATCCATAAAATAGTCTTGCTGTGGTGTATTTCTATAATACATAGAGTCTTGAGGGCTTCTTTCTATCTTTTCCGATAAAGAATCCAATCTTAATCTTTCTAAAAAGTTTTGCATTTTATCTCTAGTTAACTCTTTGTTTTCCATCTCTAATTCACCCTTTAATGAGTTCATATAATCACCAGACTGACCCCAATTACCAGTTGCTGGTGCTTGGTTAGGTCTCTGATCGAATGGTACAAAAGGACTAGGCTGCTCTTGCTGCATCATAGCAGAGTCTTGAACTGCACCACCATCTTGCATACCTAAAAGCTTTTTAAGAAAACCACTTTTTTCTTCTTCAGGGTTTAATATTTGTTGAGCCATATCAAATGTAATAGAATCTTGTGGAGCGTTCATAGCTTTATTCCTAGCTCTTTTTATAGATAACTGACGACTTAAATTAGGTAAAGGTCTTTGAGCTTCTCCTAAGTAATACCTATCACCATCATCTGTTGGTGTTTGATAAACTGATTGAAAAACACTTTCAGGAGTTATATTAAGTCCCAATATTTCACCACCATCTTGATAACCATACATTTCTTTTTTCTTCTTAGCTTTACCACCATGCATCATACCAACTAAACCTAATTTATCAGCTAAATCCATTAATTTTTCAACATCTTTACTGTCACCTTTTAATGGCTTTACACCTTGTTTAGAGGCATAATCCATTTCTTTTATTTTTCTTAAAATACCTTTATTCGTATCAACACTTTTACCATAACCTTCTTCTTCAGGGCTTAAATATCTTCCAGTTTTTGGGTCAGTAAACGCTTTTATGTCTGCAATTTTAAACAATAAAGATGAATAAGGATCTTGTAAATTTGACATATTGGTTAAGTTTTGATATTCAGGATTTGCTAATTGCATTGGTTCTGCTCGTCTTAATGCCATATCTAATACAGAACCACCTTCCTGCATGTAACCCATTTTATTTCTAACATCTTCAGGGAGTTTAGCAAGTCCGGGGTTATTATTAGGAACTGGTTTTAAATTAGACATAGCCTGTCCACCATCTTCGTATTTATTAACCATACCACCATGACCATACTGCTTTGCATTGACCATACCGCCACCATACATACCAGTCATATTTTTTAGTGTAGCCTGTGCAATCAGTCTATCTATCTCAGAATGACCACCTGCCTCTGGCATATCGTTTAATTTTTCCAATGTAGGAACTCCTATCATATCCACAGCTTCTTTGCGAATTACAAATTCACCGGGAGTTAAAATTGCTTTTACTGTATCTGTTGTATTTGGCATTACTTATCTCTTATTTCAAAATGGGGAAAATCGTCGAAACGGTTGTCCATTACCTTAAAATCCATATCCCAGTCTCCGCCCCATCTCAGACGGTAACCCATCCCACGAGCAATGCCGATAACAAAACCAGCGAATAGTGTTTGCCTTTCCCTGTCCTCCCAATCCACAGGATAAGGGGTAACGTCAACGGCTTTAGAAGGACTAATATTGTGCCTACCGTTAGGATACTTAACTTTTGTGCGACCTTCATCATATAATTTATTTTGCCTTTCTTTGCTCCTATGCCCTTCAAGGACAGAGCAATCTACATGTTTGATTACTTCATTAAACACTTCCTGTAAACGCTCATCACAGGATGCTAGTCTCTTTTTTGATCTTTTAGAATATCGTGGCATGTGGATTTGAATTTAAATATAAGTTATACATAAACAAAAGACAAATAATATTTTATTAAGTGGTTGAACCAGTCATCCAATTATAAGCTCTTTTTTTAAGTTTTCTAACTGGATGTAAATCATCTTCTAGTAATGATTCTCGTTTCGTTCTTGTACTCTTAGGAGCTTTGGCAAAGTAGTCTGCATAGTATAACGCATCCATTACATCGTCATTTCTAGGTTTTGGATGCTCAAAGAACTCGTCTACTAATTCTGTCATTTCTCTTCTTATGTATAACTTCTTAGAGTTGACAATAACACCTAAGCTTGTCTCAAGCCTATCTTGCTTTTTAATCCTAGCTGGTGGTTTAACCCCTTTAAAGATTCCGGGCATCAGTCTTTTTTCAGTAGCAGACATTCTTGTTACCATATCTCTAACCATTTCCTGTGCCGCTACGGTTTCTATAGTGACTCTCCTTACTGGAGTATATTTATTTGCTAATCTTATAATTTCTTTTGGAACATCAAAGGTTGGTATTCTTTCTCTAAAGTATTCTAGGACATATCTATTTTTATTGGAATCAATCGCCATTACAAGTATAACTTGAAAGTCAGATGTTTCCGATGCTGTCGCTGCTAAATCCACCCCTAGGTAAATGTTTATTGGAATAGCATCTTCACCGTCTATGAGGTAATTAAATTTGTTTCTACATTCTACTTTACCACTGAAATATTGTATTCGATCTATTTTAAACGCTGCATTAGAGATATCCCTCGCATCATTCATGTATTCTTGTGCAAACTTATTAACAAGCCCAGCTTCAATAAACTCTCTTTTCTTTGCTGCTAACTTCTTTAGAGAGAATTGGTCTTTCCAAATAGACTTACCGTCTTCTATTGCTCGTTTAAAAGTAACCGCCCAAGGATATGTTCTACCTTCGTCTTGAGCTTTTTTGTTTCCGTCTACTACCGCTTGCAAAAAGCTATCAAAATGAACTATCGTTCCCGCTAACCATATCCAACCTTCTCTTCCCGGAGTTTCCTCTAGTGCGGGATACACTGTTGATACGATCCATTTTTTAATATCTGCTCTACGCTCTGGTGTTTTTGTATTTAATTCTGATTCAAAGTCATCTAAGATGATACCAGTATAACGAACATCTACTTCTGCTCTACCTCTAAGTCTTTGTGAAGTACCTTTTGCAATTAATCTGTCCCCTTTAGGTGTAACAATATCTTTTTCTGTCCAACGCTTTCCCGCTGCACCTCCATCTAGATTACCGAAGTAATAACGAAGACGCTTATTCATTTCAAAATGATTGCGTAAATACTTTAAGTGGTCAATAGACTGACTTTGTTCTTCGGATACCCATGCAATAAAGTGTTGCTCATCATCTTGAGCAAACACAAGCTTATGCATAATGGCTGCTTTTGATAAGATAGACTTACCAAACCCCCTAGGCATAATGATACAGCTACGACTACCGGGTTTAGAGGATATTAGTTTATCTGCTACATCAAAGTGAAATGCTGGTGATGCAGACTTTTTAAGAAAGTCATTTGGTAAGAAAGCTCTTCCAAAGTAAATAAGACTTTTATAGGACTTAGCTAATACCTCATCCCTGTCTTTCATTTCAGATGGAGATGGGTTAATATTAAAATTATCCATTATTTACGTTATTTAGACTCTTT